GATAAATTCTGGCATATATCCGTATTGCATACAAAAGACAATTCTGTGTGCCATTTGCTTTTTACCATCTATTCCAACAATAACATAGCCATCTTTATTTATACATCCAGCCTTATGGCCAACTTGGATTCCTTTTGTTTTTGCTTTCCAATAAAGATTTCCGTCTTTGTAATCAAACTTTGAGTGTAAAGATGCTTGCACCGCAGAAGCACTACCCGCTGTTACTGGGAATGTGATACCAGCCGTTCCATCAATGATTACAGTCATACTGATAAAGCCCTAAGTTGTGCCGTTGTTGTGCAAGTATCAACACCATTAGTGATATTGCGTAATCTAGTCTTTTCAGCCACGATAGCCGTTGTATCTGCGTTAGTCTCTAATGCCCTTTGGAACAATATATCTTGTGCCGCCAACAAAGGTTCACGCTCAAAGCGTAATCTTGCTTTAGTCAATGCTTTGGCTTTGGTCAGGTTAACTGATACTGTGCCATTGCTTAGTTCCCATGCGTCAAAGAAATCATCATCCACTACGGGTAGTGAAGACGCGTCCACAATGTAACTTTGTGTGCCAACGGGAATGTCATTGGCTTGCACCTGCTCAATAGGAAAATTTCCAGAAGGATAGCAGACACTGACACCGCCGTTGCTATTGCTGAAGATAATTACTTGAGCCATTTCAAACCTTTTTGAATTTGTATTGTTTAACGGAAAATCGCCACATAAACAAATTCTGCATCTACTGGGACTTGACCACTATACGTATCTTCATAGCCTATAAATACAGTAACGGAAGTGGCGTTTATTGCTCTAGCAAAACCACTGGCAGAATAAGAAGTAGACGCCGCAAAGCGACACCCAGTTACTTGCGTTGCGTAGTTAGTGTCCCCCAAAGTGGAAAAGGATACGGTATATATCCCCGTCGAAGACCGTGTTGCAGAACTAAAAGTGCTGGAGTACGCACGGTACGTAATTGCCCCAGACACATACCCAAAGTTTACCCAAACCTTTGCGCCATTACCTGCTGTTGTAGCCAACGTGGCCAGGGTCGCCAGGGTTGCATTGGTAGCCGCGCTTGCGTTGGTTGCTGAACTTGCACTGGTTGCATAGGTTGCGTTGGTTGCTGCGCTTGCGTTGGTGGCTGATGAAGCAAAAGTTGCATTGGTTGCTGATGAAGCAAAAGTTGCATTGGTGGCCGATGAAGCCGCACCACTTAGAGTAGCGGTGATTGTTCCTGCGCTGAAGTTACCCGAGGCGTCTCGCGCAACGATGGTGCTGGCTGTATTTGCGTTGGTGGCGTTAGATGTGACTGTAAAGGTCGCTGCACTGCTTTGGTTGGCCGTAAAAGTCTGCGAACCAGAAAGCCCGGTTCCCGACACGTTCATTGTCAACGTGCCGTTGTTGACGTTGTTTGCCGTGGTTGCGGTTGTGGCAAGAGTGGCCAAGGTAGCCAAAGTGGCAAGAGTTGCCAAAGTTGCTGTACCGCTCAAAGAAGCGGTAATTGTCCCTGCACTGAAGTTACCCGAAGCGTCCCGTGCAACAACTTTGCTGGCTGTGTTGGTAGTGGTTGCATCTACTGCAAACGTGCGGGCGGTGGAGCCGTTAAAAGTGCCCGCGCTTGTAAGGTATGTCCCCGCCGTCAGAGCCGCTGCGGTAGCGTTTGCCGTGGTTGCAGTTGTAGCCAAAGTGGCAAGGGTCGCCAAAGTTGCCAGCGTTGCCGTAGTGGCCAGCGTTGCATTGGTGGCTGTAGCCGCATTACCAGTTGTACTCTGATTAAAAGTAGGCCAAGTAAACGTACCCGTACTAAAATTACCAGACGTAGGTGTTCCAAGAACCGGAGTTGTAAAACTTGGCGAAGTCGCTAAAGCTACTACAGTGCCAGAGCCTGTGGTACTGTATGAAGTACCCCATGCAGTTCCCGTGGAATTAGGGATGCCCGCACCAGGATAGACCATGCCTGTTGGAGCCGCAGCAGAAGTCCAAGTCGTACCGTTTGAAGTCAGCAGGTTACCTACTGTCCCCGCAGCTACCGCAGAAACCGTAGAACCTGCGCCAACCAAAACGCCAGTTGCAGTTGTAAGCCCTGTACCGCCGTTGCCAACTGGCAAAGTGCCAGTAACACCAGTAGAAAGGGGCAACCCCGTAGCGTTGGTCAGTGTCGCAGACGCAGGTGTCCCCAATGCCCCGCCAGCCTGATACTTATCAGTATTCAGGTTTACAAAGTTGGCATCGACTTCCGTATTGGTTAACGGCGAGCCTTTACCTGCACGAGTGACAATTGTTGACATCTAGACACCCCAATTAGGAGACGGTGATTTGCCAGGTGATGCTCATGGCGTCATTTGCGCCTTTGTTGACAACTGAGAACACCGTACGGCACAACATGGTTCCAGTTGTGGGGTCGTTAAAGATACCGGCTTCGGTAACAGCGCCAGTACCAGTACCAGCTGGGAAACTGGCTACGTAGGTAACAACGTTTGTAGACGAAGTTGCCGACGAAAAAGTTACCCGCGAGCCTGAGATCGGAGTTTCCAGCGCGGTATCGCCAACAGCGGCTGCGGTCGTACCAGTTCCCAGCCCCATGTGTGTCATGGCAGCTGGCGAGTTGGTTGTTTTGAGCATTGAAGACGCAATAAAGGTCTTGCCTGCGGTAACAACCAAATTTTTGAATTCACGAGAGTCTTTGACATTGCCTTGTGCGTCAAAAACTTTGACGAAGACGTTGCCAGTGACTGTAAGTTTATCGTTCAACATGAACTTCTCCTGTTAAAAAGTGAACTGAATTCCCACGTAGTCTTCAGCAAAATATGTGATGTCACAATAATCTTGTATCGACCCCACTCCTGCGTCCGACAATGAAAAAGAATCTGTTGCAGAAGAAGCAGTACTGATCACTGCCGCTTCCGTAATCGTAACAACATTGGCTGTAAAGTCAATGAATTCAAAAGAAATACCATCGCCAATATCGGCAAGGTCATTCATTGCAAACGCTTCAGTCAAAAACTGGTCGAAGACGTAAGAGCTTGAGTCCCCAGAAGTAACAGTTTCAACTTTGGTGTCCGGGGTAAAAGACAAAGACGGTGTGTCTGACAAAGTCAATGTGTCAGAAAAATCCCGAAGAAAGATTAAAGTGACTAGAGCGCTGTCAGCAAAAGAAACTGTTTCAGCAACTGCCGTTTGAAAATCCAAAGCTGAAGAATCACTTGCTGCTAGATTTTCAGTGACGGTGCCAAAAGTAAACGCTAGAGCATTTGAATCGGCAACAGAAATAGTTTCTGTCTTTCCAAGTTGAGGCGTTCTTACACTGCTATCGGACGGTGTAACAGAATCAGTTTTTGTGGCGGGGACAAACGACAACGCAGACGTGTCTGAAATAGCCAAAGAATCGGTAAGGGGTTTGGAAAACGTCAAAACCGAGCTATCGGCAACCCCAATTGTCTCCCCGTTAAACCTGAACAATCCACTTGTGTCCATACGCGCTGAAGACGCCAACAAAATGTAAGCAATCTCGGACACTGGCACTACATAAGTGGCAGTCCTTGAAAGATTTACAAAAGTGACGCTGGCGCGTAGGGAGGTGTCTGCCATCAGAAGTCTTCGCGTAATTTGAACTTCAGTACGTCATACACAGTTTGGATTTGCCCGTCGGAGAACGTAATTTCAATTTCACCTTCGTAGTCCCCGGCTTCGCCTTGCAGCATCACAGGGGCCGAGGCTGGGTAAAAAGTGACTTGCCCGTTTGGCCCATCTGTAATAGACCCGACAACCGTGGCCTGCAACGTGGACGACCCAACGGCTCGAAAATACAAACGAGAAGTAGCCCCCGTCAAAACAATTGCGGCTCCGGTTGTGCTGTCTGTGATATTACACACCAGTGCAGGGCGTGTGTCATTCGTGACCAGTTTAATTTTGTCAGTCATACAAGCCTCTGGAATTCAATCGCAACAGACGCACGGGTCAAACCTTTGTTAACTTGCGTGCGCACATCCGCCATCACGTCGTTAAATCTCTTCAAGTAGTCAAGAGAGGTTCTGAGGTCGTAGTATGGCTGATTTGGTGTGTTATACAAACGCGCCCTTGCTCCATATGCAATGTCTTCAAGGAACCGTTCATATATTTCTTCTCGAACAGTTGTAGACGACCGAGTTGGCTTGAGTGCAACGCGCAACTTAATTTTGTTGGCTTGCGTAATTTGAGGGTACGGCACCAATTGCACTTCTTGCGAAGACGGCCTGAAGTAATAGTAGGGATTCCCGGCCAACGTGTTCCAGTTGGTTGTTCGGTAAATCTGTGTCAACTGTTCAACGGCGCGTGGAACCAAAAAAACATCTCCGTACCAAGCTTCAACAATGTCTGCAATTTTGTAGTTGCCGTCCGGCTCAAGTTCGTACACCCCGACCCCAGAGATACCTGCCATAGGGTCTAGGTTTTCTTGGATGTACCTGGTTTCCTGACAAAATTCAATACAAGAATTGCGGATTGCGTTGAGCGCCACGACTTCTGGCACGTCTTTTACAAACTGCATAACTTCTGGCAAAAACAGGTCGTATGCAACTTCGCTCATGACATTGATCCAGGCAGAGAAGGATTACGTGGGAGCAGCGCCAATTCTGGCGAACCTCTTGTTTCAGACTGCTCTTTAACGCCTGTGGCAGCAGTGAACGTTGTCAGATACATCTGCCCCAAAGCAATCCCAGGAGCATACTCGGCATCTTTGGTGCAAGCCCGAAACAGCATGTAGTCAAGCAGCGGGCCTTGATAGACATCAAATACCGGAATCACTTGCGATTCAGACGTTAAGTCAGTCGGCTGCATTGAGTAGTTGATCTCAAGATAGTTTGTCCCGGTGCTGGGCGGGTACACGTAGTACGCCGTTTGGTCTTGAAGATCGTAAATGTAGTTTGTGGTTGTCGTACTAGCCGTGGCTGTATGCCAATTTGGATTGAACGCATCCAACAACTCACGAGAACTAATACGCACAGCACGACCGGGAGTTGTCCCAGTTGTGCCCATATTTCGGTAGACGCCTAAAAGCATCCAGCCGCCCGTAGGCAGCGTCTGTCGAGTACCTGCTACAAGTTGCACCGCACTTCTTGTGTTTGTAGCATTAGGCTGCATGAGCACAATTTGCCGCAGGCCATCATTAAGCCATCCCAAAAGTTCTGCTCTTGTCCAGCGAACCCCAGAGATGTCAATAAGCTGTGTGGCAGCTTTGCTGATAATTGTGCCTGCGGTAACTGTACCCATGCGTTACCTCACGTTACAGCCAATGCTGCAACAATTGCAGGAACTTGCGTTCCAGCCCATGCGCCCTGTGCGGCCAAATTGGCTTGAGTGTCAGTACCCGCATCAAGGGTAGTAATCGCTAAAGCCTCGACGTACGAGAACCCAGCAATTACCAGACCATCAATGTTAGAGGTAGTGTCTTCAAGAACAACTTGTTGTGCCTGCGGCAGAGACAAACCACTGGCGATCAGATCGTCAATTATAGCCATATAGCCTCCTGTTTGTAAGTCAACTGAGGGGGGCCGAAGCCCCCCGTTTATCAGCCTGCGACTTGCAACAGGGCCAAGCCGTTTGCTTGAGCGACTTGAGTGCCGTAGACGTTCAGGCCGCGAACCAGCGTACCGAAGTCGTTGGGGTTCTGCAAGGACTCAACCTTAGCGATCTGAGACGCAAAGGTGATGGCAGACTTGTGGCCTGCGATCACAGCGTGACGCTTCAGAGCACTGGTCAACGTGGCATCAGTACCAGTGTTGGGGTTCATGTAGGTCTTGCCAGCAGCGCCACGGGGGACGAGGTTGGAGACATACACGCTGAAGCGGTCGATCATGCCGATCTTGCCGTTACGCAACACGCTGGAAGCGTCACCCATGAACTGGGCTTGAGCCAAGTTCGATTGCATCAGGATTTGACGCTCGGTGGGGGTGATGATCAACCAACGGTCGGTCTCGGGCACATTGTTCTCATCCAACACGCTGGACAAAGCAGTGATGCTTGACAGAATGTTAGAGGCGGTCAACGTGACGGGAGCCAGATCGGTACCCAGGTTGAACGCGCCAGAGATTGCACCAGCGGTAGCACCTTGGTTGGCGGCAGCGCCTTGGTTGAAGTTGGTATACAGAACGTCTTTGTCGATCTGAATCTTCATCTGCATGGCGGCGTCGTTGGTGAACATGTCCATCAACTTGGGCTTGGCTTGCAGTTCCAAAACGTTGTTCACGTTCACGCCAAAGTACTTGCCCTTGTTGATCACCAAAGTGATGGTGCTGGGAGCAGGCACTTCATAAGCCAGATTCTGGCCGATGCTGTAGCTGTTGATCGTGATGGTGGGGATCGTGTTAATGATCACGGTGTCGCCCATGCCGGTGATGTCACCTTGCCAATCGGTGTTGGCGATTTCGCCAAAAACGGTGGCGGCATAGAACTTCTGGGCCAGCTTGCCAGACCAGAGGGCGGGAATGAACGAACCCGAATAAGCGGTGCCGGAATAGGCAACTTGACCACCGGGGGTGTTGAAACCACCAGAGTTAATCGGATAGGCTGCTGCTGCGGTAATTGTAGACATGGCTACTTCCTTCTTCAGTTAAAAAACTTTGATGAGTACCGCCATGCGTGGGTCGTTTAACGAATACGGCCTTCGGCTTGGGCGGCGTTGATTTCTGCTTCCATTTTCACCGCCTCTTCGTTTGTCAACCGGCCTTTGATCCACTCGTTGTAGAACTCCGAAATCTCCTGTTGGGAGTAAATTCGTTTTTCTCCAGCCGAAGTAGTAGCAGGCGTCGAACGGGAGCGGGTCGGCGCTACTTGACTTTGAAGATTCGGCTGTCGCTGTTGCGTAGGAGGAGCAATCATGTTTTTGTACTGCTTGAAAATCGTAGCCGTTCTGGCTGCGTCAAATGCCTCATAAGCATTTGTCAATGCGTACTGGCGGGGTAGCCCATAAATGGGATCAACCTCTGCCAACCATGACAGGAAACCTTGATCTACGTTTAAGGCTTCCCAATCAGGAACTTGTGCAGACAGCGCAGACAGGAACCGATCTTTATCGGAAACACCTTGCCGTTCACTCACGTTCCCAAGCTTGCTCTTCAGTTCGTTCACTTCCGAAAGCAACTGACTTTCTCGGTCGCGGAATCCCGCTACTTTCTGTTCAGTCGCACGGTCGATCAAATCCAACAGATCAGAACCAAATGCTTCTTTGTCTTGTTCAGTGATAAGAGTCTTGGCCGTACTCGGTTGTTCGTATGCCTGCTGTGCTTTTGCTGCTGCGTTCTCAGCGATCAAAGTCTGAACTTGGACATTCAGTTCCTTCATCTGCGAGTGCAAGCGTGGCACTTCTGCATCGTACATACCCTTGAGCGTAAGGTACTTGCGTTCCCACGTTTCTTCGGATACCGATTTTGGTTGCGGCTCTTGCGAGACATGCTGCTGCGGCGGATCAGCCGGGGGTTGAGGGTCTAAATTTGGAACAGTCTCCGTGTTATCGGTCTGTCCTGTCATTTGGGCTACAAACGCATCTGCGTCATCAACTTGTTGCTGAATAGCTCGTGGCAATGCCATATCTCTATCTCCTTCGCTCCGACTACGCTCTAGGACTCCGGCTTTACGGTCAGTCCAAGTTCGCTTACGGTCTGCTACTTGGTTAATGTTGCGGTGTCGCGCTCCGACTTAACGGTCTGCTTGTCACCTACGGGTTTTGGCGACCAGCGTTTCCGCTTGATCCACCATCTCAAGGATTTCCTTGAGTTCGAGGTTCCGGCCCTGGAGCCGGGACTTCATTTCTTCACCTGTTGCTTCGCCAAGTCTTTCGAGAGTCTCTTGACGCCGCGATTTTAAAAATTCTACCAAAGGTTGCATCTCTGGGGTGCGCATCAGTGCAAGGCACCGGGCAACCCTTTCGTCAACCCTTATTTGCACATTCCGTCCGTCTTTGCAGACATCTGGGCGTACTCTTTGCCGCCACGTTTGCCCATAGCGTCGATGTTGCCATCATTGCCGCCAGCGCCTTGAGTGGCTGGGCCTTTGGACATACCGTCAGTTTTGGCTGACTCTTGTTTGTACTCAGCTGAACGCTTTTCCATTGGGTTGATTGCTTGCATGGGTTTTACTCCTTTGTGTGGATGATATACGAGAACTTACCGTTGTCAACTACCGATTCCGGCTGCTGGTGCAAAATTATTTGCTACCGGCGCACCGTTCTGGAGTTGTGCTCCTGGCCGCTGTGCTGGAGGCGTACCCCCGGCAGCGGCTTGCCCGTTCTGCTGAGCCATCTGCGCTTGCTGCTGTTGCATCATCTGTGCTTCATTTGCCAGTCGCTGTTTGAGGATTTCAACAGGGGGAACAATGTGGTCAGGGTTGAGGTCAAGCGTTTTGGCCGACTGACGCAGCAACTCCGCAATGCCTTCCATGCCGATGACTTGCTGGACAGCAGGGCTTTGCAGGGCGATCTGGAGGAACTGGTTCTGGCGAACCTGAGCCTGTTCTTTCTGCACCAAGGACGCAGCGCCACGAGCGCGGACATTGACATCTCCCTTGAGGTCTGGGTCTGTGCCGTACCGCATATTGTAGAAATACAACCGATCAATGGCTGGCTCGATAACCGTACGGTCAATGTTGGCAATCACCTGCTTGATAGATTTGCCAGCGTTGCTCATCAGCATATTCATGCCTGTAGCCGTGCGGCCTGCACCACCTGCGGGGCTGTCCCCCGTCATGTACCGTGGAATGCCCGTGTACTCGTCAGCCAGGGTGGCAAACTTCTCATAGACCGCCATAAGTTCCGCAGCCAATGAATTGGGCTGGTAGAACTGCATTGGGGGTGCTGCTCCCGCCAGTGGGTCAGACGTAACCTGCCAGACTTTCCAGGGATACAACTGTGTGATGTTCTCGCCCTGGGGGAGCCTATCAATGTTGTACACAACCTGTGGGCCACTGGCAATTGACAAGTTGTTGACCAATGAGCGAGCGGCAGCGTTACAGATGTCCTGGGTGTCCCGACACAAATCCGCTACAGAGTTACCCCAGAACGCGCCGGGGACTTCTTCATAGGACGCTTTGTAATACGGCTTACGCCCGAGGGGGTCGGCATTAACCACCGCTTTTATGACCCAGTGCCCGACCACCCAACCTTCGATGGGGTAATCCATCAACGGATCGGGAATCTCTTCCTCGGTCATACCCCAGTCTGTGAGCAGTTGCCCTTGGACATTTCCGCAGAACTGAAGCGCATCAATCAATTCAGACGGGTTCTGTTGCACACCCATAGTTGACTTGCCTTCAGCCGCAGCCTTGTTCATGTCAACATAAATCCAGTCGCGCAGACCGCCTTTGCCGTACTCTTCCAACACGGCGCGGATGGCTCCGTCGCTGTAACCTTCAACGCCGATAAGGGCTTGCAGGTCAGCACGCGCTAACTTATGGCGCTCAATTATGAAGCCGTCATTGATGTCAGACGAATCCGCAGCGGGGTAAATATTGAACGGGTCAACCCGCTCCCACTCAAGGGTGAGCATGTCTTCAACAGCAAGTGTGTATTGCCCGTCTGGAGTAGGCACCCATTGCATCTTGGGGCGCTTGCGTACAACCGGCCCTTTAATGATGGCAGACGGGAAAGTCGTGATGTCGTCCAAGAACTCGGAGAACGCTACGTTCCAGTTGCCTTCAAACAACTGATCGGACATTTTGAGTTCCATCCGCTCTGCCGTGCGCTTGGCCATGTCCTTGATCTGCGACATAGCCATATCCTTCATCTCAAGTAGGCGCTCACGCACCTGCTGGTCAGTCGGAGGCTGTCCCATCATGTACAACTGCTGTACTTCCTGTTCTGCCTGCGCCATGATGCCCTGCACCTGATTTGGCGGCAGCTCGGGCACGGGGCTTGGCTGGATTGTCCACGGTTTGTCTTCCGCAGCGGTAACCAGGGTATCTTTGAGCCAGCTGGACGCCGCACGACACTTGTTCGACGTGAGCATCATGTAGATGGTGGCGCTGCCCTGCTCGCGCAGCTGGGCCAGTTTGTCTGGGTCGTACTCTCCGCGACGTGCGCGAACAGACTTGAGCATCTTGATCTCAGAGGTCTGCTGCTTGGCCAGCATGGCAGACATCCATTTTTTGCGGATGTACCCCGCAAGGGCTTGAACAACGGGCTGCGAATTGGCCAGTTGAGCGGCATCGCGCTGCTCACTCTGCAACGCCTTCAAGGACTTGATGGTGACAAGTCCGCCGCCAGCCACTGTGACTCCTGGCGCGGTGGTATTCGTAATGTTAAGTCCAAGTTGCATATGCGTCACATCTTTAAACTGTTAGGGGTGTAACCGATATTGGCAGCAATGTCAAGTCCAGACGTAATCAACTTTCTTGATCTCAACCGACTTGCGCTGCCAGGAATCCCCAGTTACGTTACCGTCTGCGTGCAGGCACGCATACTGGTGCGCATCTGCAATGTGGGAATGCGAATTTTTCTCGGGCTTGTCGTCAGCCTCTCCATTTTGCCGGATTTTATACCGGTATCCGCCCCGAAGGGAAGCGATTAAATGTGTGCATGACGGATCAATCAAGTGGGCGGGTTTACCATCTACCGAACGAGTTAGCATCTTGTCCACTGCATTGATACGTGCCACAACACTGTTGGACTTGGCAGAAATCACCCGAAAACCCTCGGCTCGCAGGATATCGAACACCGACCGCTCGTCAGTCTGCGCCCTCTGCTGCCCTGCCGGGTCACCCACAATCAGGACATTCATCCCTGGAAACCTGTTGGCCAGCATGGGTTTGAGCTTCTCCCGGCAGAACCGCAGCGTCCCCATCCCTTCTGAGATTAGGTCGGCAAAGGTCAAGAACCTACCCTGGGCATCAACTTGGTTGATGGTACACGCAGGTGTCAACCCAAAGTCCATCCCGATGATGAGCGGGTGCGTCTGGAGTTTGATGTAGTTCAGCGCCTGCTTGGCAACGTGTGTGTCCCGATCAAACGCCTTGAACACCGGCTGTCCGCTCAGAGACTTACCAAACTCCCCGTGGACGTACACATCTATCCAGTCTTCCTTCTTGCCTTCACACAAGTTCTCGTAGTAGTCATCCGGCAGGTACTGCACCCAGTCCGCCTCCTGCGACAACCCGCTGGGCTGTATGGTGACGTGCATGTTCTGGGGCGGCTCAGTGAGCATGGTCTCCCAAAACGTGTCCATGTCCGGCGGGTTGGTAGCCCCCCATACTTTGTGAATCTGTCTGCCCTGGTCGTCACACGCCCCAACGCCGTTCATCGTCTTGTCGGGATACCTACCCAGACGACCAGTGAGTGCGTTGTAAATGTCCGGGTTGATCTCCCGGAACTCGTCCATCACACCAAACGTCAGCTGCAACGAGAGCAACCGGCGCACGTCGTTGGCGTCATCCAGTCCACGAAACAAGACTTCGCACTCCACGTCGTCAAACTTCAGCTGGAACTTGGAGTTCGTCTTCTCGAGTATCCCGGCTTCTCCGTCTGGATACCACTTCAAGAAGTCCGGTATGGTCGTGTCCCACAGCATCTGGCGGGTGTTACGAATGACAGCACACCTGCTGCGCCGTATCCCATCAGGGGATGCTTTGACCCGCTTGGCTTCATAACCAATCTTGATGAGCGCCGCCGTGGTCT